CGTCGGCTTCCGCTCGCGCTGTCGGCGCTTGCCGATTCCGTCCGGACTTCCCGGTTCATGCTCTTTCGGTGACTCGCGCAACCTGTCAAGCACAGGGCAATCGTCACGATGAGGACAGTTTCCGGCTGTATCAATAGCTTTTCTAAGACGGGCCATCTCGCGCGTATTGCGGGCCAGTTCTTTCTTTGTTTCACAAAATTCATCTTTTAGAGGTTTTACAATATTTTCCATCAAAATGCGGGTGGCATGTTCGGCGTTATCTATGCGCATGGCCTCTGCACCGGCCTCGGCCTTCATCGCTTCCGCTTTCGCTTTTCTCACAGTAGCCCGCAAGGAGCCAATGGTCGCCACCGTACCAACCAGGCCGCCGCCAAGGATAATGTTCATAAATTCGCTCAAGTCCATACCACCCGGTTTTATTATTGATTAATACCTATTTCTTTCAACCATTCCTGCACATCGAAGCTCGGACAGGCTTTCGCTGCCAGTTCGTTGTGTCCTATAATGCGTACATCAGGGAATTTCCGATGAAAATCCTTCACATACTTCTCCAGTGCCTTTTTCTGGCAGCCAGTGCGGGTGTCTTTCGGGGTCTTACCGTCTTTTTCCACGCCTCCGGCATACACGATGTGACGGCTTACACTGTTATATCCCTTGGCTCCGTTGGTCACTTCCCAAGGGTCCACCTGTGCATCCTCATTGTTTTCTACCAGACGTTCCACGCCTCCGTTCAGGTGGAACAGGTCGGTATAGCCAACCTGCTTCCATCCTCTTCCTCCCTGGGCAACCGGAGAAGTATGCCATTTGCGGATGTCCGCCGATGATACCTCACGCCCCTCCGGGGTTGCCGTACAGTGTATTACCAGATATTTCAACTTTGCCATAATCATCATGCTTGATAGCCGCTCATCATTACCACTCCGGCATCCTCTTTCTTGGGCATGCAGATGAAGTAATGGCGGAAGTTAATCAGGTTACGCTGGTTCAACGGGTCATTCTTTGACTCGGAATAATACATCTTGGTAGAACCTGTTGCCTTGAAAACCCTCTGTTTGTAGAAGGCAAACGAACACGGAAATTCACCGGCTTCTGCCGTTGTACCCAATGCCTTCTTCACTCCGGCTGTAGTATAAAGCGGGTTGTTGCCGTACTCGTAGATTTCAAAGCCGTAAAGGTTACCTACCTTGCCGCTGTTGCGGTCAATATTGTACTGTTCACGGAATGCCTGGCTGGTCAGCAGCAGGTCATTCACATGGTCGGGGCAAAGCACCAGTCTGCGGCCGTCTGACGGTACGCGCAGGTTGTCAAGGGCACGCTTCATTTCCACAAGGTCATTCACGGTAAGGCGCAGACGGTTTGTAGCCGGATCTTTCTCGCCGGTAGTCTTAAGCACCGGAGTAGTTTCCGTATTTTTGTTCGCACAAAGCGCATGGGCCGCCTTGGTAAACTTCGCATCATTGATACTGTTGGCATGTCCCTCTTTCACACGGGCGGTCTTGTCATAGCTGATGGCATAAAGCTCATCGTCTGTAATCGGCGTAGCCTTGGTCTGGAATTTGTCCAGCTTGATGGCAATATCCTTGTCTTCCAAAGCCTGCACGTCAATCGGATAGGTTTTATTGTTTATCAAGACATCCGGATCTACACCAACTTCTACCAGGTGAATCACATCGTTATTCACGATACTGCTTTGGTCGGGGATTCCTGACAGCCAGGTTCCTTCCAGTCCGGCACGGAGCACCTTAACAAGTTCCCCTGTCCAGATTTCCGTATAAACCCCTTCACGGAGTATTGAAGTACTTTGCGGGGCCATTCCCATAAAGGCTGCCACCGCATTCATTCCCACAGCTCCGGCCACCGGAGAGAATCCCAATACCGAAGCACACACGACACCTGTCAGCGTATTGAACAGAAGTGCCGTCAAAAGCATTACAATTTTTCCCATTTTCTTCATTTTAAAGGTTTTCAAATTTCACAGGTCATGCCGTATTCAGCCTTGTACAGGCGCTTGTACTCCTCCGGGTTATGCTCGCGCATTTCAAGCAGCGCATCACTCGGGACATCGCTCAGTTTGGCATAGGTGGACGGCTGTGCCTGCTGCTTGCCGCCCTGATAGCTCAATACAGTGGAAATCTTCACCTGTGGTTGCATGGCATCAAGCACATTCTTCAGTTCATCGACACCAACCTTCTTGCCAAGTTCGATAAACTGTATCTTCTTGTCTTCTCCCAGACGCTTTTCCACCACTGCCTTTTCTACAAGACCAGTGATACGGGCCAAAGTCAGCTTCCCGTTTTCTTGCTTCAGGGAATCATTCTCTGCCTTGGCTGCTTTCAGTTCATTTAAGGCTTGATTAACATCAGCCTCCGTTGCCGTTTCCGGCAGCCCCAATTGAAGGGCCAAAAGTTTCAGTTCCATTTCTTCTGTTGTTTTTTGGTTATTGATTAGTGGCAAAGGACAATCACCATCCTTTCCCAATGTGATTTGTTTTCCATCCTTCATCAGTACGATGGCATCATCATTGGAACCTACATCCACCAGTGATACCTCATACAGCTTGCTTTTGGTTATTGTCGGGCTGGTCTGCCCCTGCAGCAAATGTTCGGGCTGGTCACTCAGTTCCAGAATGTCTATTCCGGCACTCACCATTCTCAGGCTGCCGAATTCAAACTGTTTCTTGCATCTTTTACTGA